CTTATCCAAACTTCCGGTGTGTTTAAATGGTATAAGCCTGAATTCGATTTATCACAGCCTGGTTATTCCAGTGCTTGGAACCGTGTCATGCGTCAAGCGACGATGTACGGGGTCCGTGTGAGTCCATCGAACATCTGGAGAGCAACACCCTGGACATGGCTCATCGATTGGGGGCTTAACGTCGGTCAAAATATTGATCGCGTTACAGAATCCCTTCTCGATGGCGTTGTGTCAAAATACCTATACCTCATGTCCCACCAGATCAGGAGGGTTGTACTTAAACAATACATCCCTTTCAATACTGGTGGGCGACTTCTGCAATGGGCTCGAGTAATCGAGTCAAAGCAGCGGAAGGAGGCTGGTAGTCCATACGGCTTTGGCCTCTCTTGGGACCAATTAAATCCCAAGAGATTAGCGATCTTAGCGGCTCTGGGCATCTCGCGAAAGTGAGATAGCACCCATCTTGCTAAGATCTATCTGCTTGCGACCTAGAAAACGGCGCCTTGAGAAAGCGCTTGCTGTCGCGAGTTAATCTCCATAACTTCGGAGGTCAACTACACATGTTTTCAGATCCACAATCCATCACCATTAACGGAGTCGCTAAGTCGATGGCTCGTATTGCAATTGATGGTTTTAAAGCCATCTACAGTACTGCCGATGAGTTATTTAAATTAACTCTTTCACACACGAAGTCCAAAGGCCGAATTCGGTCTATGGTTCGTGTCGATCAGCGCGCCATTGTCGCGGATCCGTTGACCTCGGTCAACGATTACGAGACACTTGGTGTTTACCTTGTCGTGGATAGACCCGATTATGGGTATACCCAGGCACAGGTAGACTACGTTATAGCCGGTCTTAAGACCTGGCTAGATACCACTGCATCAGGAAAGCTCTTTGGTCAGGAATTCTGACCGAGACCTTTGAGTAATCAGGTAGATTACCTAATTGCTCCACTTATGAACTCCCTTTTGGGAGCTCTGTGACTCTGATGCTTTTCTTGTGGGGTGTCGGATTGGCCGGCGCCCTTTGGCGTCGGTACATGCAGACTTGTGTAGCTTGAAGCTGACCCCCTTATCGAGGAGGCAACTTGAAAAGCAACGTAAGTGACCAACTGGAGTTGTTGCACGCTGTCTATATAGACGCCTGCAACAAGTGCATCGCTGATGTCTCTGATTTACGTGACCTTGGAACTATCAGATCACGGGTCGAAGAAGAGGGTTTTTCGTTTTTGACGATTACCCTACCCAATTTTTGTCGGGACTTCGAAAGAAGCCTAGCAAATGGGTATATAGACTCAACTTCTTTCCAGGGTTTCCGGAAAGTCGGATCAATCCCTTCATTCTTGAAGGGTATGATCAGTCTAATCTTCGACCATGAGACAGGAAGGATTAACGACTATGATGAAGATTTCCCCAGTATTGTTGAATCAGTTAGGCAGATTTGCCTACTCTTCAAGAAAATTGAGGTTGAGTGCTCTCCAGAGAGGACAGCGCTCGCTCTTCAGTCTTTCGCCGATATTGAGCGATCTTTTGAAGAATTTTCACTCCAAGACGGAGAGATTGCTTATTTTAAAAGCGTCTCTTCTGTGTTATGGGGCAATCTTGTTCGGGGAATTTCTCTTGAACAATGTCGCCCTAAACACGGCCCTGGAGCCACTGCAGAAGGAATTTCTGGAAATCAGAAATTTCTATGGCAGTTTTGGTATGATCGTCTTGAGCCGTATTTTCCGCTCGTTGATAATGGGTACCCTTTGGGTATACCAGAAACCGCGACGGAGCTCAAATTAGTAACGATCGTCCCAGAGACTGATGAACGTCCCGTTAGGGTTGTTCCAGTCCCGAAGACTCTCAAAAGTCCCCGCATCATCGCTATTGAGCCTTGTTGTATGCAGTTTGTACAACAAGGGATTCGGGATGTTCTTTATAGAACAATCGAGTCACACTGGATGACATCTGGTCATGTAAACTTTACTGATCAGAGTATCAACCAGCGTCTTGCGATTGATGGTTCATCGACTGGTCAATTAGCAACGATTGATCTCTCTGATGCTAGTGATAGAGTTCCTCTTTCACTTGCACTGGAGATGTTTCGTTCGAATCCTGATCTTCAGGATGCGATCAACGCGTGTCGATCAACTCGAGCAGAGTTGCCTGATGGCCGAATTATCGGACCTCTCGGCAAATTTGCTTCAATGGGTAGCGCTCTGTGTTTCCCTATCGAGGCCATGTACTTTTACACATTATGTGTAATGGCTTTGCTTAGGGTGCATAACCTTCCTGTAACCTACTCTAACTGCTTTCGAGTAAGTAGAGAGGTTTACGTCTACGGTGACGATATAATCGTCCCGTCGTCGAATGCGATGACTGTTCTTGATTACCTGCGAAAGTACAATTGCAAGGTAAAT